AGTACCTAAAGGGTTTACGGAGGCAAACGCTTTTTTGCCACCGCAGATTGAGAAGTCGCACGGTAGACATCTCGTGAAACTGTATGGATGGGTCAAAGAACTGGCCCAGTTTCACGATTAGGGATTGGGGGCCATAAGTGGGAAAAGGCGCATCAAGCCAATTATTCGCCAATTCTGGGGCGGCTCAAGGCAGCGTCCAATACGCAGAGAACGCCAACGCCTCTAACATCTACGGCGGTCTGGAGCCTACGCTACAGGCCGAAGCGTGCCCATCCTTCCGGCTATACGCCCATGCAGAAGGCGCAGATGAACACTGCGGCCCAACAGAGCGCCGGAGGCTCAGAATCGGGCGCTGTGGGGCAGGGCGGGCTATATGCTGCGCGTACCAAGAACGCTGGAGCGGCGCAAAACGCTATCGGCTCTGCAACCCGTGGCGCTGGGCAGAATCTTTCCAAAGCGGCTGTCGGCACAGAGATGGCAAATGCAAACCTTGCCAACCAAAAACAGCAGCAAGGGATTCAGGGACTTGGTGGATTGTATTCTTCTAATTTGAACGCCGCCGCCTCGAACCTCAACGCCTCGAACAATGCAATGGAGAACGAGGAAAACACGAAGTCGATCTGGAGCAAGTTGTTCTAAGGAGAGTGTATGGCCTGGTTTATTCCGGCGATTATGGCGTTAGGGCACGGCGCGGCGGCTGCGGGTGAAGCGGTTGCTCATGGTGCGGCGGCGGCTGGAGAAGCCGTAGGGCATGGAGCCGAAGCCGCCGGTCAGGGAATCGAGCATGGCGCTCAAGCGGTTGGCTCTAAATTTGGAATAGGTGGTGGCGGAGAAGCCGCCGGTTCAGAGATCGGAAAAGGAGCGGAAGCGGTTGAGTCCAAAACGGGGATTGGAGGTGGCGGAGAATCAGCAGGGGCTTCTATGCCTGCTGGAGGTGCGGCGGCAAAACCTGCACCGGGATTCATGAAAAGCACCATGCAGAATGCAATGAAGGACCAGATAAACGGAGGATTTTCTTCGGTTTTAGGTGCTGGCATGAAAAGTTCTCCAGTCCCGAATGAGCAATCAGGAGCGCCGGTAGAAAATCCAATTGCTCCATCTCCATCATTCCCCGGTGGAGACAGTGCAATGCCTCAAGCACTCATGCCGGGAGCGATGGATATTCCGTTCGGAGCGCCTAGTCAACGGGCTTTGAATGATACCCTGTTAAGAAATGGCGGTTAGTGATGCTGGCACCTATCGACCAAAATACGGGCAATAACGGCTATCAGGAAACGGCGAATCCGATCCTTGCTCATCCCGGCCTTCGCGCTCTCCTGCAACAGCAGATAGCGATTCGAGATGGTGTTGCTCCGGCTGGTACGCCTGCCCCGGCAATGATGCCCTCCAATTCGGCAGCGGGTCCGACTGCCCCGCCGATCACGCCCTCTTTGCCAGCCCATTATCACAGCCAACAGCCCAACCGCAGCAAGCGACACAGCCCACCGCAAATGAGGCCAGACTAGCGCAACTCCAAAATAGTAAGCCGGGACTGGAGAACGTCTACCACAAGATCACAAGCAGCGATTGGGGGCAGAACCATCCGGGGCTTGGCAAACTCGCTGGTATCGCTGGGCAGATTCCGGCGACGGCGGCAGACCTTGCAATGTCGCTCAAGGGATTGCCTGTACTCGGCAACTCGCTTTCCTCTATCGGCCAAGTCATGCCGGGAACGACTGAGCAGCACAACGCAAAGCTCGGCGAGGCGCAAGGCGCGGTGACGGCAAACGAGGCCAATGCGGAGAAAGAAGCGCAGGCACAGAACTTGAAATCAGAAGTTCCGCTACACGCTGCACAGGCTGGATACTATGGCGCACACGCCGAAGCTATCGGTAATCATCAAGTTACACCCGAAGAAGCTGCGGCAATGGGGAATCCCGATCTTGCGGGGAGCCAGATGGACCCGAAGGCATGGGAACAGCTTATTAAGCAGCATGGTATCAACCACGTCATTACAATGCAGGGCGGACAGCCACACGTGATGGAGCGTGACCCGGCAACGAAGGAATATTCCATCGATAGGGGAATTGCTCCTCCTAACTACGCGCAAATGCTTCCGATGATGCTCCAAACCAAGACGACTGATTTGCTTGACGACCAAGGTCAGATTCACAAAGAGCAATTCGATCCGAAAACTGGTTCGTATACACATGACATTGGATCATCCGCTGGCAATATCACGAGCAATATGAGAACTATGGGCCAGATGGCCGCAACCGTTCAACCGCAGATGGACAACGTAAAACAAGAAGTGCAGAATCTCGCTCAATCGCTAGGCCCTGCCGTTGGCCGATGGAATAAATTGATGGTCAATAAGGGCGGCACAGACTATCCGGAATTTGCCGGACTAGACACCGATCTTGATTTATTAGCGTCAGCAATCGTACGAACTCACTTTGGAGCGCGCGGGGGCGGTCAATATCGGGAAGAATTGAAAAAGCAGTTCGGCGAAGCGCAATCCCCAGATGATTTGATTAACCGTATCGATCATGCAGAAGGATGGATTAAGGGATATGCCGCAGCAGGTGGAGCAAAATCAGCAGGCGGCAACCCGCCAGCACAGGGAGGAGCAGGGAAGGCGCAAGAACAATGTTCCAGCGGGTTATCATTTCGACGCAAAAGGCCCCAAAGGGGCAGTGATGGTACAAATAGATGCCTCCGAAGAAAGCACAGATCCGCGCCCGACTTCATTCCCGCTGGACCCGAGTGGGTTCATACGGGGAGTTCGCTCGGAGCGCGTCCGGCTCCTACCGGCGAACAAGGCGTCTCAGCGCCACCGAACGGAGGACAAGTCACCGGGACAGATGCTGATTTCATCCCCGCCGATCCAAACTACAGCGCACCGGGAACGTCTTCGCCTTCGTATACGCCGAAATCCATACGATCCTTCCGGGCGCACACCAACCGGAGAACCACGCCTCGGGAGATAACCGCAACGGATTCAAGCGCACACTTGACAATCTCATTACTCCCGATCAGCGCCGCGAGGAGTGGCAGGGTCCAGTCCGTAATGCCGCAGATTCATTTTCTCGCGGTGTTGCTGAGAATGTCTTGCCGTTTGTTTCGCATCCTCTGAAGTCGGGACTAGGAGTTTTGAAGTCTTTAGGTGGGGCGATTGCAAATTCTGGAGGTACGGCAGAGGGGTTTGGCAGAGAACTTGCGAAACCGATGATTGAAAGCGCCATGCAAGATTACCAAGATAGAGGGCCAGCACTAGCGATTCCCCACATGGTCGGACAAGGTACGGGGGCATGGGCAACAGGAGAACTCGGAGGCGCGACGGCTAAGCCGGTTCTTTCGTCGATAGCCTCAAAGGTTGCGCCAGCACTTGAAAGAGGGGGATTGAATCTCGGCAACACCGCACTTGGAGCGCGAGGTGTAAAACCGTTTCAGTATGGCGCGAATCCAGCGCGGGGAGCGTTTGAAGAAGGTGTGCTTCCGGCCATGAGTAAACATTCCGCAGCCATGAAAACGGAAGCAGCATTGCCGAGAGTTGGAGAGCAGATTTCAGGACCAATCGAAAACTCTCAAGCTACTATTCCGAGAGCGCAACTTGAAACGTCGATCACTCATCCAATAGCAAGTCGGATGAACTCTATGCGTGGGCCAGGAGGATTTGGTTCTGAAGAGCCTTTGATGAGCCTTGCCGATTCAATGGAGCGAACTGCCCCGAACGCCAGTCGGCCTATTTCTGGATTCCAAGCTAGTCCAAAATCTACTCCGTCAGATGTATGGCATACAATCCGCAATATCGATGAAAATACGCGCTTCAATCCGAATCCAGAGATTGAAGATTTGAATTCTGTGCGTCGAGATATACGTCATGGATTACGCGGAAATCTTGAATCAGCAGTACCGGAAATCAAGGCACCATCGCAAACCTATTCTGATCTAAAAGGCGCGGGAGATGCTTTAGACCGGACAATGCACAGCGGAACAAGTTTAGGTAAAATGGCATCAGTGCCAATGTTCCCACTTGAAAGTACTGTCGGTAAGGGATTGTATACGGCTGGCCGGAATTTACCTGCCCTTGGTCAAGCAGCCGGAGAGGGCGCACGTTATCTGTCTCCCGCCGCCGCACTCATCCAAGAACTGCAAAAAAAGAAAGGCGTGAACCAATGAAGCGCATTGCCATACTGACCGCTCTGCTACTCGCCGCAGTCTCCTCCTTTGGGCAGGCTGCACGAGTAGACATCCCCTTACTGACTTCCGGGCCGAGCGTTCCTATAACTGGCGGTCCATTGCCTCAAGCATTGTGGGTTGCAAACTCAGCGGCTTACCTCTGCATACATCCGAGCGCCACGCTGGCCGCTTGCCAAGCGGCTCCGATCACCACCTACACGGATTCGACAGAAGGGACGACTTGCCCACCTGCAACGCCGCTTGTCCAATTGCCAGGGAATACTTGCACTGCATCAACAGGCACGGCGGCGAATGTGGGATTGTGGTATGCAGGCGGCCTGTTTGATTATTGGATTGTTAGCAGCTACGGTACTTATGGTCCATTTTCCGGGAGCGGCAGCACAGGCACTGGCACGATCAACAGCGGCATGGCATACTCGCCAGCGTACTATGCTGCCGGCGGCGGCACTGTGATCAGCGGCGTAACTCCCTTCACCGGTCCGGCTTGCTTTTCTACCAGCGCGGCGCCTGCGCTATGCGGCTCCTCGTCAATCGCTAATTCGATGGTTTCTGGTCTCGGTACAGCGGCGCTTCAGCCAATATCGTACTTTGCTTTGGCGACAACCACGGTCAATGGCCACGCTTTGAGCGCCAACGTTGTCGTGAGCGCATCGGACCTGACCACCGGCACGCTGCCTCATGCGCAACTACCCGCGCTGGTTTCCGCCGACATTCCCGCCAACGCGGCAAATACATCAGGCACAGCAGGTGCATTGTCAAACGGAAATTACTTGGATACTGTCCTCGCCTCATCAATCGCATTCCCAAACGGCACGGCAAACCTAGCTGCTGACCTGCGGCTCGGTAACAACTCGTACTATGGCTATATAGAGGTTGAGGTACAGGGCGGTGCGGTGTATGGGTACACGATGGGCAAAATCACAAAGATTTTCTCACTGGGAATGGCCCCCTCAAACAACATCTATTCTTATGCTTCTGAGCTTACGGATGATTTTGGACCAATCGCCAGCCAGATCGTGATCGGTGAGGTAGCGTGGGATGCCACAAATAGTACCTATAAAATCCCGATTTCTCACATCACGAGTAATGGAAACACCTATTATGTGCACGTGCGAGAATTTATTAACACAGGTGCTACTACGTTAAGCCTATCCAGTGTTTACACGCTCACGGCGCTAGCACAGCAAACACCACAGTTTAACGGCAATGCGACAACGGCAACAAGTGCAGCAGGGCTTTCTATTCCTCTTGCTCACGCAATCATCTTCCCTGATCCGAACGCCGGGACTGTCTACACGGCATCGCAGGTGATCGGCACGTTCTATGCGCCGATGGCCGGCACGGTTCCTGCCAGCGGAACAGGCACTTACAACGGTGTTGCATCCACGAGCGTTTGCAAGCTGGCTACAGCGGCGACGGCGTCAACCACCTTCACTTTTGCCGACGGCGGTACTAGCTTTGGCACAGTGGTATTTGCGGCCTCAGCGCACAACCGGAACCTTCACTATCTCTAGCGCCAAGGCAATATCCATCCGGCGACAAGATCACATTAACTGGACCGGCAACGGCAGACACGACAGCGGCGGGGCTTAACTGCTCGCTCGTGTTTGCGTACTAGGAGGCGGCATGAAGAAGATATTTACCGCAATTCTGCTTTGCGTGGCCTCAGCCGGATGGAGCGCGACTGAGTATCTGCGGCCTTCAGCTGATGCAACCACGACGGTAGGCACTGATTGTTTTACGAACACCGCTGGCACTAATACCGCATCATCGTCGATGTCGGCTGTTTATTCAGGCAAATCAGGTGCCGGACCTACCGGGGCAAGCGCTAGCTCGACGGGCAGTGGGAGCACTGTAGTTCAATACGTTGCCCGCGTGTTTAATACATGGCAATCGAGCAGTCACTCTTACTCAGCGCTAACCTTGAATCTGAGCGTCAACTGCGTGACGACGGCCTTAGACCTTGTCGGTGGAGCGTGCGGAGCTTCCTACTCGACCGATGGCACCACATACACGAATGCGTATTATTTTACGTCGAACACTGGCGGCTCAGATGCGCAGCATACCATAACTATCACTATCACCGGGGCAACCCTCTCAAATGTCAAAGTTCGAACGTGCGCGAGAGGATATTCAGACGGTTCTGAGGGCGACTCGGGAACTATTAACGTTTACGACATCTGGACGGCGGGCACTTATTCAGCGAGTACGTCCCACACTCACACCTGGCTACTAAGTTATCTTGACGAACAAATCTGGCGCTGGCACGATGCGCGGCCAGAAGAGTTCTGGGGAAGGGCGGCTCCCGCGCAGCAAAGCAGGTGAGGTGATGGACGAAAAGAGCACATGGACCGTCGATACCGTCAAAGAGCACGTTGTCGCTATTATGGATGAGCGCGACAAGCGGTATGAGCAGCGTTTTGAAGCGCAGCAGAAGGCCGTCGATACAGCTCTTGAAGTGGTTAGCCAAACCCGGTCTGATTCATTTTCGCGCACGCTGGCTATTTGCGGAGGTGTGGGAGTAATTCTGGAAATCATCAATTTCGCGTTTTTCGCGCATCGGTAAAATGGAGTCCAAGTGGAAGAACGGCGACAAAATCCAGAACGGCGAATGAGCCAGAAAGCGGAGTGCGACGTGGAGGTATGCCCGGAACTTCAAGACCCAGGTAGAACAGGGTGCCTCGTTGGACCCGTTCTTGATCGCGTTGTAAAACTTGAGAAGCTAGAAACGGCTTTGAATGGACCAGAAGGACATCCAGAACTAGGATTCATCTGGAAGGCTGAAACGTTCTTCGCGAACGCCGCCGCCGCATCCAAGGAAAAGTGGACGCGCATGGAGAAGATCACGGCGGCATCTGTCGCAGCCACAATTATGATCCCTATTTTTATATGGGCTGCTGTGGGAACCTATAAATTCGTGAAGGACGTAAATGCTGGATTGAAGAAGCTGGACGAGATTCACAGCAGCCAAGTATTGCCGAAAAAAGGGAATGCCAATTCGGAATCGGAGTATACTGTACGCATGAAGTCCCCCCAATTCGACGCAGTTGGAATAAATCCAGATCAAAAGTGAGGTAGATCGTGGGATCTGACAATTATCCATTTCCAGAGAAACCGAAGCCGCAGCCTTGCGCCACCGACGCGCAGGACTCAGTAGAGAAGGACGCGCGGATAGACCCTCTCTTCATGACCGAGAAGGAACTGCTCATCGAGTCCGTCAGAAACACTCGCCTGACGCTCTCAGTCGTTCAGCAAATCGCCGCTCTCCAGCGCGGAGAAGAGTAGCATGGCCAATCCCTCCCCCACAGTGACCATTATCAAGATTCCCGTGCCAGCAGGAACGGTCAATCTGCTCGACCCGAAGGTAATCGAGCGCATGGAGAAGCGCGGGGCCGAACAGAACGCTTACCAGCACAAACTCAGAAAGGACGATCTATGAACTTCGCGAACTTCGTCAAGCAACTCTGGCAATCAGTTCGCAGCAATCCGCTGTTCGTAGCGGCTTCGAGCGCCGCCGTCGGGGCCGTCGTATCCAGCCTCCAAGACGAACTAGCTTCCGGGCATATCGACTGGACGCGGGCCGGATGGAACAAGCTCATGGGATTTGCTTTCACCGCCGCGATTGCCGCCGTGGTTCACCTGTACCGCACGGCACCAGGCGCAACCCCAACCAAGTAACCAGCGCCACGGGCGCACAACTCAAGGAGAACCGCATGAATTCCACTCTGCAATCGAAACTGGGCGCATTGGCATTGTCCGCGCTCTTGCTGTTCGCTACTGTTCCTACCGTGGGCTGCTCTGGCGTCACCGTGGCTCAGGACATCGTGAACTGGACCCCGACCATCATCAGCGCCGCGCAAACCATCGACGCGACTGTAGCCACTCTGGACCCCGCCAATGCGGCAGTCATTTTGTTGGTAGGAACCACATTTACTGCAGCGGCTACCTTGGTCGAGGCTCAAGCAAAGACTTATCTTGCCAACCCCACTGCTACCGCCCTACAGCAACTCCAAGCCCAAGCGCTTGCTTTCCAGTCCAACGTCAGTACGGCGTTGCTCCAAGCGGCCCGAATAACCAACTCAGCCAGCCAACAGAAGATTACCGTGGCGATCAATGCCGCTGTGACCGGCATCAGCGCCATTCTTGCGCTCATTACGACCATCAAGGGCGCGACGGTGACACCGGCCAGCGTAACAGCGAATTCGACTGTGGCTGCGGCCATGCGGCTGGTTGACCGGAATCAGGCCATTGCGCTCGTAGCCCAGCACTACGGTGAGCCTCAGTTCGTGGCTGCGTATCAGATGCAATCGGCAGGATTCTAACAACTATTTTCATTGGGGAATGGGCGGTGCCTCCTCCGGGGCGCCGCCCGATTTTTGAGGAGAGATGATGGTTACGTTTCCGAAACAAGAAGTGCTCGATTGCTGTGCCCAGTATGGGCCGATGCTCAAGCTCCCCGCCGGCTTGGATGGCCGCAAGGTAATGGCCTCTATCGCCAGCAACGAAAGCAGCACTGGAGCGAACTGCGGCCCACGGCATGAACCGGCCTACGATGTTGGCGGGGCGCTCTCAAAGGGCAGTCAGCAAGCGAACGCATTGGAGGAGTTTGGCTCGGCTGCGGCTTGCTCTTACGGGCCATTCCAGATGATGTTTGTGAACTTCTCTGGAGTGCGGCCCGATCAACTAAATACCGACATCGACCTGTGCGCTCAGGGTTTCGTGAGTTTCTTCAATGCGTACGTAATCGGAGCGCGTCACGCGCAGACGCTTACCGACATTGGACAGATATGGAATTGTGGCCACAAAACGGATTCACCGTCTGCCGGAGTGGCTCTCTATTGCCAGCATCTTCAAGCGGCATACGACGCGGCATGAGTGCTCATCTCATTGACTGCTCAATCTCATAGATGGCGCTCTCGACAGCGTACTCGGAAAGCACAGCCTCTCCCGTCGCTTCCACGTCGCCCAGCACGTTATTCAGAGACATAAGCGCAGAAGAGGCGCACGCTGGGCATTGTGTTGAGCAGTTGCCCACCATGTTGCAATCTTGGCATAGGAACGATTCAGAGAGCGGGAAGAAAGTGGACTCCAAGGGGTTTTTCATTATTTCAAAACCTCCAAAACCGTGTCGATTGCCTCGCCGCTCTTGACCATGGCCGTCGTGAACCGAGAACCTTGACGCCGGCGAGAGCAGCAGCGTTATATTTTCTGCATCTTCTTCAAATCCCTCGCCCCTTGCGAATGGCGACTTTTTCCGTACTTCTGTAGCGCACCTTCAATCTCCACAGCTAGGTCTTTCTCTTGGAAATAGAAGTCAAATCTCCATTTGCGTCCAGGGATAAGTTCGACTTCGCGCTCTGGATCAAGGCCATAAACCTTGCAATCGCGGGCTAAGGTTTCCTCGCCCTCGCTTAATGGTTTCGGTATCTTAGTCAACGATTTGTCCTTTCAGCCCGCACGCTTCCAAAACAGGTTCAGGGATGTAGCGCGTCTTCCAATGGCTTCTAACCCACTTGCGCACTCGCGTATCGTTTGGCGCATACTGCTCTTCAATGCCTATCGATCTGAGCAATTCTTCCCACATCGTAGGAATAATAGGCATCTCCGCTGGAGGCCGTCCGCGCCGAGCGCTTGCGTTCATCCATCCGTTTGACAGTTTGTGATTGGGGTGCTGTCGGTAGCTCATTGGCAGTTCCTTACCCGCACATCGAGCGGTAGTTTCAAGTACTGCTCAAGGCTCATGCTTCCCTGCGCTGAATTACCAGCAAGGTGAGCAATGCTTAAATTTTGCTGTCTATCGTCATGCTTTCCACCTCCAGACCCCTTCCCGTGCAGGTGCGCCAGCGTGTAGTAATCGCGGGAAACTGCTTGTTCGCATAGGCAGCAAATCCCGTTTGCTTCGATATAAGCTCTGTTTCTCCGCGATATCATCAACCTGCGTCCTGCTTCTGTTTTCTGGATAACTTCTCGGCCCGATTCATACACCCATAGTCCTGGTTTCGATTTGTCGATCATTTGCTCACTCCTAAAAGAATCCGGCGAATGGTGTCGTTCGAGCAGGCATCCAACTGGTCTAAATGCTGCTGGGTTGCTATACGCCACCACTTGACACAAAGTTTGAACTTCTTTGCATAGTAGTCGCGCCTAGGGTCGTACTGCGGGCCACTCTTCATGACTTCTTACCTCCTGCGCGTATTCCTTTGAGCGCCACGCCCAACTGCGCAACGATCTCGCCTGATTCGGTTGATTGAGCCTCGCACATCTCCGTCGCTTCCTTGCAGGCCGTCATGATGCGCCTGAGCTTGGCTTTCTCCTTGAGGATGCGCATATATTCGTCCACACGCGGCTTACGCGGTAGCCCCTCGGTCAAAGATGCTAAGTAAGCCATGCCGCCCACTTCCATCAAGAGGTCTGCTCCCAACTCGTTCGCTAGAGTCACAAGGTCGATAGGTTGCTTCCTCCGGTACATGGCCCTCATTGTTTCCAATATGGTTACATGGGATTCCGTAGACAATTCATCAGTTGACAGGTCTTTCACTTCATCCAGCGCAGTATTGTCGAGTAGCACAGCGCCGAGAATAGAGACTTCAGAGCGCAGGCTTGAAGGCAAATCCGAGCGAGCCGACAGTTCGTCAATCTCCTCGCGTATCATCCCGCGAAGGATCACGTAGAGGGAATCTAACTTGTCACGGGAATTCGACATCTAGCTCCCCCCCCCCCATCTCCACCGCATCAAAATACGCTCCGCAAATCTCTTCCCATTGCTTTCTCAAAAATGCATCCTCCATTTTTAGCCTCTTGCGCTCGTAAGCGCTCAGTGACGAATGAGCTCCGTGGCTGAGTATCTGCAACCGAGATAGGTCTGTTTTTTCTCCAAGATGATGTACGTCTTCCGTGGGCCTCAGTTCTCTTCCCGCGTCGATAGCCGCCTTAACTCGATGTACCCGTTGTCCCCGGCATGGACCGCAAGAGATACGCGGATACCCTTGCTCATCAATGTAGGCGCCGCCGTTCGGAGCGAAGCGGCCTGTCTTTGTGTCACGCTTCTGCGGCAACGGCGCTCTCCTTTGCCTTGGACTTACCTTCCATCCATTCTACGAACCGATCAAACGCTTCTCGCGCTTCCGGCGACGGCTCCCATGGTCTACTTCCCCGAATAGCGTCAGGGCTACCGGCTCGTGACTTGTGGCCGCTTCCAAGCGTTGCTTTGCGAAGAGTTCCAGCTTCTCTTTTGCTGGCCCTTCGTCGCCTTGAAAGGCTTCCGGTGTTTCGTACTTCACGACTTCTACGCATGGGTATTTCCTCGTTACTTGCTGCCGAAGATATATGGAAGCGCCCCGGTGTTTCTTGAGAACCTCAAAGATGTGCTGCGGAACCCCATCGCCGTAGATGTACCTGGCCGCAGCATACCGCACAGCCAAGTATCCGGTTCCGTCCTGCATTTCGCAAAAGCGAACGCCGAGTACAGGATTCTTGACCGTCTCCCATTTGCCGCCCTTGAGGGGGCGCATATCTGTGACACCAAACCATCCAGCCATTCTGTCGCACCTATGGTATAGCCTCGAAAAGTTGTCTTCCGCTCTTTACGTGAGTCATGCGTCCCATGTACACCGCATCGTCTAACCATGCCCAAGCAGGCCCTTGCAGATCGTCCCACACGGAATCATCGTAAGGCTCAGGCGGCTTCGGTTTCCATCTGCGAACCTCTGCTGACCATGCGCGAACTACGCCATGGTTTCGGCAAAACAGATGCTCTCCGATTATGTGAAAACATCGGTCGCACTTTGGATAGAGTGGCCTCAATCTACCATCTCCATCGGTATAACGCCCTCCACATTAGAAGCATAGAAAGCGTCAGGATTCCTTGCTGTAACCAGTCCGGTAGCAAGAGAGGAAGGGATATTTTTCTCGGCCGATTCGAGTCGGGTTTTGTCTGTGAAAATGACAGCCAATTGTCCCAGAGCGCCATCCAACGCCAAGCAACCGCCCTAAATATTGGCAGGCGAGCATCTTCCACGGGTGGATATATTCCTTGGAGTCCTTAGACCAAAGATACCCGCGCCGCTCTGCCTCGGCCTTGATGAACGCTCGACAGTCTTCCCCATACTGCTCGGTGAGCCGCTTGAACTCGGGAAGGTTCCGATTCCAAGCGGCTACGTCTGGGATGGCCGCGAGTATGGATGACCAAACGTCGGCGATCATGGAACGATACTCCATACGGTCGGCGGAAAGCCGCGCCGGGCGATCTCTGCTTCAACTTCCGCATTGAGATTCTGCGACTTATCCTCAATCAGAGCGATAGTTTCCAACCAATCCCCCCTATGGAAGCGCGGTGCCATTACGAGTTTTATAGCATCAGGAGCGAAAGGCTGGAAAGCAGCGCAGTCCCACCAATCACGTTCAGGGAAGCATATAAACCCAGAGAGGCATTGGCCTTTGTATTCCTCAGCGAGAATGCTTGGATCGTCCACATAGGCCAGGTGCACCATTTCGGTTGGGCACTTTAGCTCAATGCCCCCCTTATCTCCCACCAATCCGTCCGGGCTACAGCCGAACCAATCCCACTCAGGATGTAGAGCAAATCCAACCAGTTCTACCGGAATCTGAACTTCCGCCTCGTAGATCATCCGCGCGAACGGCTCTCGGTCGCTTCCGTCCTTCATGTACTGAGTAGTGACGTTGTTGACAGCCCTTCCGTAGATGCGTTCTACGATGAGCTTCTGCCGATATTGAGCGTACTCCAAGGCTTCTGTCCCGGCTGGGCAAACAACGCCTTTGCGTGTCGATTGACGGGTGGTCGGAGCGGCTAGAAGAGCGTCAATGTTCGAGGCACTGATGCGGCCAATTCTGGCGGCTACCCAAAGGTCGTCTTGCTGTGTGCATTGAATTATTCTGCTCATCTTGACCTCTTAATCGCCAGCAGGCGTTCGTCTCTTGCCTCGGTAAAAATGGTCATCGAGCGATAGTCTACCGGAGTGAATTTCTTTGCAGCGTCGATTGCCTTCGTCCATGCAGCCATCACGTCGATAGCAGTTTCTGCTCCCTGAATGGCGCTCACGTAAGTTCCGCCCTCTTCTTGGGTGATTCCTGCCGGGTTGCCATCGTCGTCCATCCCGGTCGGCACGATGCCACAGGTCGCAAGGAACGTGTACCGCTCAAGGTATAAAGTAGACGAACCCACTCCTTGAATCGGGTTCTTGCCGCCGCTCTGGTCGGAAGGCCCGGCGAGTGACGCGCCCTCTTCTTCGTATCCAAGCTGGTGACGCAGAAAGCAGGTGACGCGCGTCATTCCACCGGGAAGGTCTGACGATTTCCAGCGATGTGTGATGCCCACCTTAAGCAGTGCCGGGACGAGCAAGTCGCACGCTTTGTCGAGTTCGACATGCCAATAGCTCGTAGGCTTGTCTCCAGGAGCAGCGTTCTTTTTCTCGAAATACACGTGCTTCGTTTTGAGAATCTTTGGCGCATCCTCTTTGAACTTCTTGAACGATTCCGCGAAGGCAATCCGCGCGATGCGCTCTTGCTTCTCCCACTCGAAGCGGTCCTGGCTCTGCCGAAGGCTCTCCTGCTTTACCTGCAACTCGACAATCTGCTTCGCGATCTCAATCGCCGCTTGCGGGTCGCTGTTCTTGCGTGAAAGCTCTGCAAGCAACTCCATGCCGGTCGGAGCACGCTGTATAGCTGTTTCGGTCATTGTCGACTCCTCATCTTCTAGTTGAGTTAGTAAGCAATCCAGGCAAGAGCAGCCGGCTCGTGAACATCAAGCACAGAATCTGTGTCGCCCGGCCGCTCAACGTCTTCGGGGCAGGTTATGCCGTAGAACTCGCACTCTGATTCACCGAGATATTCGCGGCTCATAGGGACGACTCCAGAAGTTGATCTTTCGCCTCGGCCATCATTGCCGGTGAGGTGATCGGACCCTCAATCCAAGCAAACTCAAAAGTCTCACCAGCAGCCTTTTTGCATTCGATGAGGTTTTCGGCGAGGCGTTGGGTGGGAAGTACTCCTCCTTCTTGTGCCCTCCATGTGCCCTTGTAATCCTTCCAAATCACGATGAAAAGATGCTCTTCCATGGGACTATGCTCCATTTCTGCGCGAGGATACAACCTCTTCGCCGGTTAGAACTTCGACGCTCGAGGCCTGATGCTCCTTTTCTCAGCGAGAATGCCAAATTGCACGATCAACCTCCTCGCGCTTTCTGATTTTGTGATTCCAGAGTTCTTCTTGTCTCGATCAATCCGGCGGACTTTAGAGGGAATAGGAGGGATGGGGACACAAGCTCTTCTCTTAGCCTCATCCATCAGTAGAAAGCGAGAGTTCATAGCTCCTTTTCTGAGAATCCATTTGCTATTTAGTTCCGAGTTCGCTATGATACCGCGCCTCCGCTTCAGCAGGTCGTGGATGTAGGCTCCTGAAACCCCAAGAAGCGCACCTGCCCTGCGAACGCTGAGTCCCTTGGTGGTTTTTCGGAGCGCCATAAGCACCTCCGAATCTGTGTAGGTTTGCGGATTAGGTTTACTATCCATGAATGAAACGTTAGCAGTGTTAGCCTACAGTGTCAAGGGCTATTTCAGGTGTTTCTGTGGAAATCTTTCTTAAAGGACCACTTTCCCAGTTTAGGAATCAACGCTTCCCATTCCTCTGGAGTTCTCGTTTTGGGGTCATCGTTCCGGTCGTCCCGAGCAATTCTCTCTGCAATCGCCACTCTTGTCTTTATCGTAGATAGGGCGCGGTGCCCCGCATTATGCCCTTCTTGCCTCTGATTGGCTTGTCGTACGGTGATAGCCTTACGCCAGCCCTTCGGGGGCGGCCAGGGCACTCCTAGAGCGTCGAGTGACCGTCTACTGAATCCGCCCCGAGGTGTCATAGCGTTCTCGACTTGCTCCGGCGTAAAGAATCTCTTCGGTGCCCACATAAAACCTCCATCTCGTATGCCACTACTCTGCTTTTGTTCTTATTAGGCATGTACTTGGTAAAGGTAAAGGTAAAGGGCATCACGCAAGCATACCTACAAGCAATGCTCCAAGCAATGCTCCAAGCATATCTATCCGGGGTCTTTCTTCCATCTAACGTCGGCTGCAAGTGTAGCCCTTTCAATGGCTTTAATCTTCTTAGCGTGCCATTTATCGCGCTCTTTGTCTTGTCGAGTCTGATGCCATAGCCCATCAGCCTCATGCGTGAAGAACTTTTTTAGCAATGCTTGGAGCATGCTCAGAGCATCCGGGCCGTCTAATTTCGAGATGGAAAGCAGCTCGCCGGGATCGTCTTCGAGCGGACCATTGCGCCAGTAGTACATGAGCAGGTGCAGATAGGCTCCACTTCGGGCGGCATTGAGGTTTGCGGTGTCGGCTAGGTAATCACCGATATAGAGCGGCATCCAAATATCAAATTTCTTCGATTCAGCCATTCTGTACCTTCTCAAGGTGAGGCTGGCGGGGATGCCTTGAGAAACATCCCCTGCCACTTGTGTCCCGGTGATCGGCCAGGAACCTGTAGTCCTACGCGAGAGCGGCGGACATCCCCATTATACACCGCGTGTCTTGCCGTATGCCTTGGCGGTTGTGGACGGCTTATCGGGCTGCGGTGGAGCGATGGGGCGGAAATGCGTGTATAAATGCGGCATGACGCATAGGTACCATCCGCTTACAATATCGTAGGGATGCGCCCGGTTAGTCATGGACATGACGGAATCTGCCCATAGCGCCAAATAGAACTCTTCATTTGATTTCTTCGGCAAGTTCTCTGGCGTGATGGGCGTCCACTCGGCCAGTTTCCGCGCCTCAGTAAGGCTATTCTCCGCTGCCCTGCAAATCTTCTCGGCTTCTCGCAAATCTGATATGCACGAATCCCATCCAGACTTTGCCTCGGCAAGCTTCCTCTTAAGATCGGCGATAGTGAGTAAGTCTTCCGCATGGTAAACGGCCTGCTTAAAGCGAGATTCTTCTAGACGGGCAATGCGCTCGATGAGTTCTCTTACAAATTGATCTGAGTAGATGCCCACATTAAGCCTTTGATTATTGGATGCAAACTCGTACGCTTCTTTCAGTTCTTCCGGTATGTTCATCGTCCCTCCTTCGCCATCTTGAGCGCGGCGTCAAGTCTTTCACTAGCGCATTTCAAACATCTGCAATTTTCCACTACACCCTTCTGGCATGATGGGGAGAAAGTTGCAGCCCACCGGTAATCGTCTATCGCCTTAACCAGAGCATCCTCTACTGGACGGTGGTTCCATGCGGCGACGGCCTCGGCTCTGGTTCCATACCTTTTTGTCTCCAGTATGCATATCGGGCATTGCACATACGACATAAACCCTAATCCAGAAATAGAAAACAGTTGGGGCGGGTTCGCTTCGTCTATCGGGCATAGCGGGCACGGCCTCAGTTCGTTCATTTGGTTCCTTTCCAGCCGCGCTGTAGATCGACCAGGACGACTTGTCTTGCTGCTAGGATGCGCCGGTTGATTGTCTCGCGCTTGGTTTGTCCTGTTGAAGCGGCCATAAGAACAGTCGCCTTCAAGTCGGTAATCTCTTCCTTTACATCATCGATCTTCTTCTGGTGCCGGATGGTGTACTTCGCAGCGGAGTGCCAAGTATCTGCGGCCCATAGGAACAAACTCTGCTCCCCGTAAATACATAAAATCTTTGGGCCTACTTGTGCAACCTTCTCCCACGCCTCTCTTACGATGTGCTCTTCTTTGGTCACAGAAACCTCCAATCAAAACCGTTCGCATCCAACCACTGAACCTTAACCGCGGCCAAAAAGAACAACCCCAGCGCAACCCACGCGGCTATCACTAGGTACGGGCGTAGGGTGGAGAGGGTCATTCGGCAATCTCCCAACCTTCGGAGAGTATGTCAGAAGCATATATGTGCGCTGGTTCCCAACAGTTTTTGTCTCCGATGAGAATCAGATCGTTGTCGGCGTCGGTTTTGAATCTAAATCCTTTACCATCAAAAACCTGGTGCCCTGTCTGCATCCATTTCGCGGCTTGCTTAATGTCTGCCATCCTCGTCTCCTTCCAAACTTAATGGGATTAGATACTTAAATCCCTATCGCGACGGTGCCTTATGCTCGATGCCATCCAGCAACGGCAGCTTGACTTCCGAGCGCTTTACCTGCTGTTTCCCGTCCAGGCTCACATCGAAGAATCCCAGCGCACCGGTGTAGGGAATCGGATGATCGAAAGCGACCGGGTTCCGAAGAACGAATCCGTACTTCCCAAAGAACCAGGGCGAATCGCTGCGGTCTACGCAGTCAACAATGTCCACTGTGCCGACGATGCGGCCACAACCGGCCTTCAGGTAATCTACCGACATCCCAAGAAACGGCCTTTGGGAAGCGCGACAGATGTGCGCGATTGAGTCGATGTCCTGCAGGATCTCGCGCGGATGAAACCACGAACTGGCGTGCAAATAAATAGTTCCGCGAAAGTTCCTATGCCAATCGCGGTTTTCAATGTCTTTCCCCAGCCGAAGGATTGCCAACCACCAAGGCGCGCGTACCCTAAGAACTTTCATCGTCATTTCCTCTCCGTTGTCTTCCTGATGTTGTAAGGCATCGCGTCCCAAGGGTGGCGCGGCTCCTGCATGGTGGTCGGTAGCGGCTGCGGCGGGTAGTAGCTTGCCGGGTCGAACTCTGGCCGGCGAACTGGCCTGATTCCCATGAGCCAGGCGAGGATGCGGTAGAAGACGCTCATCCCCTCACATCCCTTCCCAGCCAGCGGCGCAGTCCAACCATGCCGCAAGCCACAGCTAAAACTACGATCTCAATGAGCGTTCTCATATTGCCCTCCAAGCGAGCCAGAGCACAAGCGCTAAAGCACCGCTGCACACGAGAAATGCAATGTAGACGTATTTCATTGATGCCTCAATTCTGGTAACGCATTACTTGAACGGGTAGGGGATGAGCGTCCTGATGGTATCAGCCTGCACGCGCTCGTATTCAGCCAACGCCGGAGCCGTCACGCGCTCGTATTCAGCCAACGCATGAGCCTGCACGCGCTTGTATTCAGCCCCCGCATGAGCCTGCACGCGCTCGTATTCAGCCCCCCGCCGCTTGTATTCAGCCCCCGCCGGAGCCTCCACGCGCTCGTATTCAGCCCCCGCCGGAGCCTCCACGCGCTCGTATTCAGCCAACGCATGAGCCGTCACGCGCTCGTATTCAGCCCCCGCCGGAGCCTGCACGCGCTCGTATTCAGCCCACGCATGAGCCTTCACGCGCTCGTATTCAGCCCACGCATGAGCCTCACGCACGCGCTCGTATTCAGCCCACGCCGGAGCCTTCACGCGCTCGTATTCAGCCAACGCATGAGCCGCCACGCGCTCGTATTCAGCCAACGCCGGAGCCTGCACGCGCTCGTATTCAGCCCACGCCGGAGCCTGCACGCGCTCGTATTTAGCCCACGCCGGAGCCTTCACGCGCTCGTATTCAGCCCACGCATGAGCCTTCCATTGATAGCGGCAAGCTTTGAGCAGCCATTCGAGCCAATTGCCACGCTGGCAGGTATCCCAAGTTTTGCGCAGAGTCTTGCCGTGCTGCCATTTGAGCGATTCTCGGCAAGCGCCTTCATCGTTGAGCCATTTCGCAAACGCTCGTGCTTCCATCGGTGGGTTCTTCATGATTTCCTTTCTGGTAACGCATTACTTGAACGGGTAGGGGATGAGCGTCCTGATGGTATCAGCCTGCACGCGCTCGTATTCAGCCAACGCCGGAGCCGTCACGCGCTCGTATTCAGCCAACGCATGAGCCTGCACGCGCTTGTATTCAGCCCCCGCCGGAGCCTGCACGCGCTCGTATTCAGCCCCCGCCGGAGCCTCCACGCGCTCGTATTCAGCCCCCGCATGGAGCCTGCACGCGCTCGTATTCAGCCCACGCCGGAGCCTTCACGCGCTCGTATTCAGCCCCCGCATGAGCCTGCACGCGCTCGTATTCAGCCCCCGCATGAGCCTCCACGCGCTCGTATTCAGCCAACGCATGAGCCGTCACGCGCTCGTATTCAGCCCACGCATGAGCCTCCACGCGCTCGTATTCAGCCCACGCCGGAGCCTTCACGCGCTCGTATTCAGCCCACGCATGAGCCGCCACGCGCTCGTATTCAGCCAACGCCGGAGCCTGCACGCGCTCGTATTCAGCCCACGCCGGAGCCTGCACGCGCTCGTATTCGAGCCCACGCCGGAGCCTTTTGCGCGCTCGTATTCAGCCCACGCATGAGCCTTCCATTGATAGCGGCAAGCTTTGAGCAGCCATTCGAGCCAATTGCCACGCTGGCAGGTATCCCAAGTTTTGCGCAGAGTCTTGCCGTGCTGCCATTTGAGCGATTCTCGGCAAGCGCCTTCATCGTTGAGCCATTTCGCAAACGCTCGTGCTTCCATCGGTGGGTTCTTCATGATTTCCTTTCGTGTGCTCGGTTGAGTTGTGCGATATAAGCGGGATGCGATTCCCTCTCAATCACGCTTAGAAGGTATTCTATCTTTGTCATTTTTGCTTCTCCTTATGCGGTTGAGTACCGCTCTTGCTACAGGGTGAGAAACTACCAATCTTGCCAGGGAGCCTCGTGATCGATTACGATCTCGCTGTTTTCTATGTGGGCGTAGGCGTATGCCTTTTGTTTGTCGCCCATCCACTTGTCAACGCGGGGATCAATTTGACCTTGCCAAAGATAGCGCCGGTCGCAGTTGTAAACGAGCACTCGTCCAGACTGAGAGGGGGACTGTGAGCGCTGAATCTTGACGATTGTAGTTGGATTATGATGCTTCACATTCTTTCCTTTCAAAGATTTGCGCTTACGGCAAGGACCGCGCGGCGGAGGTTAAAGCCCTTCAGTTTGCGGGGTGCAGATACGAGCGATACCCGTAGCCTCGGCCAAAGTGGGGAAATATTTCCTAGCAATCTGCACGCGGCTTAGATAGCTGTGCGCCGCCACGATCTCCGATTGGACGGATACGGGAAGTTCAGTAAAGAGGCCATACGCCTCATGCGCTGTAACAGGCTGCTTATCAAGTCCTGAAGCCATTTTTGCTGCTCCTTATGCGGTTACCTAGTTGCGACACGATACAGGCCAAAGCCTAGGGCGAGAAACATTGCGCTGATCGAGTAAAGAGCCATGGTGCCTATCCGTTCATTTTGGAGTGTTTGGCATGACCATCACGAGTCCTGCCTGAGTGAAGAAGCTAGGCTGTGACGTGGTCCCAGCCGCGCGGAGCTGGAGATTGACGCCGCTCTTGAATGGTCTGAGCAAGGAGAGCTTTAGACGCGTCGTAGCCGGCCAAAATAGGCCGCTTGTTTTCGGTATGATATTGCGCTTGGCGCGTGTAGCCGTCAATCGCAGCTTGCAACTCAGAGTCTGTCATGTAATTGAGCTTGGCTTCTAATTTCTGGCGGTTCGTCATTTCAATCTCCTCTGGTAAAAAGTGATTCATTTGCTGAGCTGTCCGTAGAGACCCTGTCCATCCAGTTCATTAGCTGGCAGGCCGTCTCAGACCGTTCCGTGAGACTTGCTTGGGGCTTGCTCTTGCTCATCAACATAACCAGAGTATCGCTACGCAAGTTACTTGTCAAGCTCTATCTTAATTATTCTGTGGAAAACTCACAAGGTGCTTGCAATTTATGTCGAGACGTGTCATGCTTATTTCATGTTGAGTCAAGAGGAATTCGTAACCAGTCTTGCGGAGCGTCGTTTGGATGGGGAGTCCTTGCGCGCTATCGGGGCGACTCTCGGCGTAAGCTGGCAAGCGGTGCAGCAATGGCTCCAAGGCTCAACGCGGCCATCAGGTCCGGTGCTTCTTTTGGCGGAGAGCTTGAAGAGAAAGCGCATGAAATCAACAGCTTCCTCGGCATCCACGGCCAACGCTTCCCATGCCGGGGAATGAGCGCGGGCGGGTGTAGTCGGAGAATCGCCTCCACCGGCTCGGGGAACCCGCCCGCTTGCTAGAAAGGAAATCATGACAGATCGTCCAATGTCTAAGCGGATGGAGAAAATACTCGCAACCATTGCAGACGCCAAGAGCGGGGAGATAAGTGGATGGTCTATCGCGAAGTGGATGAGTCCGGGGATACCGTTTGGAGTAAGAGAGGGTCTGCGGGCGCTTGTTAATCGAGATTTGATCGTGATGCGTCCTATGGATGATCCAAATGACGAGTTTCGCAAGGCTTTCCCTGACAGGCTTAAGGCTATGTATTCATTGAAAGGAAAATCATGAACGACACGAAGTACGTAGTTCCAGAAGAGGGATTGAAGGTGGCTCAGAGAGAGGCTCTAGGCGCAGACTTTCCAACCCTAGATTTCATGCGGCTCGGTATAGCGGCCTTCATCCGCTGGCAATCGGAGAACCCGCAGGTTCCGAATGATGAGCAGGTGACTGATTGGTTCTCCCCGTCTGATTTTAGGGCACTTGAGGGCAGAACTGAGCCTCTGAAACAATTCGCTCTTACTGTCCAGCGCCATATATACCTTGCTCCTGAGCCGGAAGTTCCAGAGGAGATCAAAGACTTGCTGCTCACGGAACAGAGTCACAAAAATGTTCAACCGTTAAAAGGCGAGTTGAATTCTATGATTATCGAAGCCTACCGGCGCGGCAAGGAATCGAAAGGAGCTAAAAATGCGTGAACTCTGCAAGAACTGCAAATCACCATTCAAACGCGGTCACCACTGGAAGCACGTATACAAGCATTTTCTGTGGCTCCACTGGAGCTACCGCGTCCATCACAACTGTTCTAACCCTGAGATGGGGCCGCATAAGGTCAAGCGGCTACCAGAGCGCTCATTACCGTTCCCTGAGGAACCATAGGGAGTACCTGTACCTGGTGAACTGGCTGGAATCGGATAGAATAGAGCTAGAGGTGATAGAAATGGCTGGTGGGCGACCAAGCGATTACAAACCGGAATATGCGGATCAAGCGACGAAGTTGTGTCTTCTCCTCGGGGCTACCGACAAGCAACTCGCTGATTTCACTGGAACATCCTAAGTTTTCGGAGTCTCTGCGCGCGGGCAAGCGCGTGGCTGACGCGGAAGTGGCTCAGAGCTTGTTCAATCGGGCACGTGGGGCACAGTATACGACAACCCAACCTTTTAAAGTTAAAAGCGTAAAGTATGACGACAAAGGGAAGAAAGTATCTGAAAATGAAGAGGTTATCAGTGTTCCTGTTGATGTAGTGGAACCTCCAGATACGAACGCTTGTTCTTTATGGCTGCGCAATCGCAACCCGGAGCAATGGCGCGATAGGCGTGAGATTACCGGCGACGGTGGCGGTCCGGTGCAGATTATCACGAGCATACCCAGGCCGCCTAAATAGTGATATGATATTGATATGAAGTTAAGGCCGCAATTCCAGTTGAGATTTCGAGATGCTGAGCAGTTCATGGCAATTAAGGGTCTTGCTACCGCGTCTGGAATTCCGATAAATGAGTGGCTGCTTCGGAGGATTGAGAATGCTGACGTACGAGGAACAGGAGTCGATGCGCAAGGATGCAATGGACGAAGTGGGGACCGAGCCGCCCTGCCCGTTCTGCGGCCGGCCAAGAGTAAGCCGGTCAAGCTACATCCGGTGCAACCCGTGCGGGGTGAACTGGTCGCCAGCGGAGGGGGAGGATATAACGAAAGACCCTCGTCTGAGCCGCACAAGGATCACCGCACATACAAGGCCGGAGAGCAACGATACTGCCAAGACTGCGCGGAGTTCTATTGAGGAGCAGCAATGAGACGCATTATGCTTTTGCTTGTCTGCTTGCTCTCTGCAAGTCTTTCAGCACAACACGTCATTGGCCCAGCGCCGCGTATTCCAGCGAGATCTGTTCCTCAGACGTCGAACCATGCTGCGATATACGCCACCGTGAGCGCGGCGTCAGTAGTTGGGGCAGTGCTGGTGATCGTGCATCATAGACACCACCGGAGGTATAAATGAGAGAGCTATTTGGCTGGTTCGTCACGTGCTGCCTTTTTGGTTTGGGCCTCTGGTGCTGGGAGATGTACACTCACAGATGAGGTGATCCATGCCAGCATACAACACTCAACCCATGCCTACTCCCAAGCCTGCGCTCTACACGGGAGACCAAATCGCGTTGGTCAACAATGCGGCAGTCGATAGCGGGATTCTCGCGACTCAACAAGTTGCCATTGCTCCGCATCAGGCCGATAGCGCTACATACTGCACGGTGTTCAACGGCACCAACCAGGCAGTACAGATGCAAGCCGCTCCCTCGGATAGCGCGGGGCTGTACGCATCTCTTGGATCGTCTATCGCAGCCGGCGCTCTCGCTACAATCTCATGCGCTGTGCCGTGGGTTCGCGGCCTGTTCGCTACGGCTCCCACGTCCGGCTCACTCATTATCTACCACGGATAAGCACATGATAAACCTGATTGATCCCGAAGAAGAAGAGCTCCGAGCCGCATGGTCTCTCGGAGATTACACAGGAGAAGACTGCGAGAAGTGCGGTCGAAATCGAGTGTGTAAGTGTCCTAATGGGATGACTCGTTGCGAAAAATGCAACTGGGTTCCTGCCACTCAAGAGTACGTGGTATTCCACTAGCCATGCTGACCGGCGTTGACCGCTTCATCATCGACACGCGCAAGATATACGATCCATACCCGTTCCAATGCCGCTTCCATGCTTCGGCGGCACCATACGGGTTCATGGGTGGCGCGGCTGGACCCGGCAAGCTGCTTCCGCTCTTGACGCCTATTGCAACGCCTTCTGGTTGGACGACCATGGGACAATTGAGTGTCGGCGATGCGATATTCGACGATGGGGGGAACATCTGTCATGTGGTCTACCTTTCTCCTCTTGACCTGTCGCCCGAATCCATCCAATTGACGTTTGACGACGGATCGCAGCAAGTGTGCTGTGTGGATCACCTATGGCTTACATGGGATGCAGGCGAGTTGGCTGCGCTCACTCGCTGTTCTGAGGAGTTCAGGTCCAAGCGCAGAGCGAATCGACCGTTGCGCGGTCTCGGGAAGAAGCCGTGGACTGTGAAGATGAATCAGGATCGCCGGTACACCTACAAGGAACCATCTGGCTCGGTTCGTAGCGCCGCTGAGATTGCCGCGACGCTCACAACGCGAGACGGAAGAACGAATCATGCCGTGCGATTATCTCTTCCTCTACAACTACCGGAAGCTACACTGCCAATCGACCCCTACGTACTTGGCGCGTGGCTTGGCGATGGCGACACGAGCGGAGGAATAATCACCGGCATAGATGCCTCCATATTCGAGCAGATAGCCGCTGCCGGTTATGAACTCGAAAGCAAGGAGAATCGTCAGGGATTCTGTCCTCGATTCCGAGTTATTGGCTTGACCACGCAACTGTCGGCTCTGAAAGTGCGAGGCTATAAGCACATCCCCCAAATGTATCTCAGGGCCTCCGAAATGCAGAGGCTGGCGTTGCTCCAGGGCTTGATGGATACAGACGGAGACGCTGCATGGGGATGCTGATGGAGCAGTTGCTGATGGAGCAAGCCTGCAACGAGTTCAGCAACGAGGACGGCCCCAAGGTCCACACGATTCTGTTCCGGCGCACATTCCCCATGCTCGAAGCTACGGTGATTACCAGGTTCCGCGAGTCGTTTCCGCGAGAGCTTTACCGGCAGTACAACGAGGGAAAGAACCAGGTCACATGGCTGAATGGCGCTACGACCAAGTTCGGCTCAATGCAGTATGAGCATGATGTTTGGGGTTGGCAAGGTCAATGGTTCCACATGGGCTACGATGAGTTGTGCGAGTTCACTTTCAAGCAGTGGGCAAGTGTTGCGGCCTGGAATCGCTGTCCGGTGAGCAACAAGCCGCGCAAGTATGGGGCAGGCAATCCTATCGGCATTGGCGCGATGTGGGTAGAGGATTTGTTCGTCAAGGGTATTCCCTGCATGGGGATGGACGATAGCCAGAAGGCGGCGTTTGATCCAGAGGATTACGACTATTTCCCGGCAACCTATCTAGACAACCCGATCTTCGCCAACGATCCGACGTTCCTCAAGAATCTGGAAGCGTACCCGGCAGATGTGCGCGATGCGCTCAAGTTCGGCCTGTGGGGAGCGGCTGGCGGATACTTCAGAGGCGTGTGGGATGAGAATATCCATGTATTCAAGGATGGCAGCGTTCGGTTCCCGGACTGGTATCGCCGCTGGATTTCAGGCAACTGGGGCTATGAGCACCCGGCCAGCTACTACAAGCACTGCATGGGTCCGAATGGCGAAGTCTACACATACGATGAGCTTTACACCCAACATGAGCAGCCGGAAGACCTGGCCGAGCACATTGCAGAGTGGGCGGTCGAAGAGAACGAACACGGCAAGATGGAGATTCCGCAGTTCATCAACTTCACACATTCTTTCGATGCGGAATACAGTAAGGCAACAGCGACGATGGGCGCGGATATGCGGTCTGTGAATCAGCGCATGACGCCGGTTCTGCGGCGCGAGGGCATCCCAATACCGCTGCCGAGCACAAGGGACAAGCTGGGCCGCGATACGCTGATGAGGGAACTGCTGGCCAAGCGGATCAGGTATGGCGAGGATGCAAGTGGGCACCCGTTGGAGTATCCAGGCTGGATGGTGAGCGACAAGTGCAAGCAGTTGCGCCGGGTGATCCCGCTGGTGAAGTCGGACCCGGTGAAGGTGGAGCAGATCGAAGGTTCGAGCGACGGATCAGACTCTCCGCTTCAAGGTTCCGGGTATGGGCTGTATGCAATCTTTGGGCGTCCAGCCTCCAAACCGTTGCAAGTGAGGCAACAGGAGTATTATCAGAGCTTGAGTCCCAAGGCGGACATGACGGCAAAGAGTGTGCTTATGGCAAAATGGAAGCAGGACAACAATCCGAGGAAGGGGTCAGCATGGGCAGCGCGGCAGTGATATTCGTTCTTTTGGTGGTGGTTGCGATTCAGGCAATCGGGTGGTCAGCTACGGCGAAGAAGAATGTCCAGCTTGAAAAACTCATGCTTGACTGTATTGGAGGCCGAGACGTAACCATTTCTGCCGCGAATGACCGCAATACCCAACTTGAGGCCGAAATTCAGCGCCTCCGCAAGATTCCTTTGACACAACCCCAAGAAAAGAGAGATGATTCAACCATCAAGGCCAAGTCTTCGGCGGATGTGCGCCGGTTGACCGAGGCGGCGTTTGGGTTGCAACCTGAGATTGGAGTATCGAATGAAGACGAGTGAATTTGTACAACTCTTGCAGAATGAGTTTATTCTGCCGCGTGACCCGCATCTTGCGGATCGCTTCGCCGCCCTGCTTGAGGAGAATTACGAGCCGGTAGCGCCGAAAGAGCCAACCTCGGCCGACGGCGTTAACATCGTTCCCCAGAGCCGAGTGTCACTGGATCCTACGCGGTGTACGGAAATACCGGTTACGGACCCCCATCCGGCGGAATCTTTGCCGGAATCGACCGAAAGTGAGGCAAAATAATGGCGCGAGACGGCTTTGACGGACTCGGCAAGATGCGCGGCGGGGAGCGGAATAGCTCATATATTCCCAAGCCGCATAGCGAAACCAAACCGCATGAATCGACTGAAGAGCAAGAGAAGAGCGACGGCGGCAGCGATCAGATTCACGAAGTCCATGACCACGGCGATGGGACTTTCCACACAGAGCATCCCGACGGAACCCGCGAAGAGCATCCCGACCATCTGCATATGCTTGCGCACCTTGGCCACAAGGTAACGGACGGCGACAAGCACCACATCGTACATCACGACGGCATCGCAGCCCATTCCCACTCGATTGATGAGCAGGGACAGCATACGGACCACGGTGAGCATAACACCGCGAACGAGGCTCGTGAGGCGATGGACAAGTTTCTCGGCGAAGAGTCCGAAGAACCGCAGCACCAGCACGGCGAATCAGAGAACGAGGAAGGCCCAGCACTGGGCGGAATGTGAGCATGGATGCTGAAAACGCCAAAAATCAAAAAGTTCGAGGAAGTGCAAGAATTCTGCGGAAGAATCTACCGAAACTGGATTGTTACCGTAGATTGGCACTTAAAAGCGAATGGACCTTTCCGCAATATGTTTCGGCGTGAATCGGAAGCGGACTGCTTCATTGTTGGAATGCGAACCGGGCATACCGCCCAAGGAGAATGACGTGAAAAAGACACTTTGATTATCGGCGCGTTGCTTCTGGCTCGGCATCATGCACAACCGGCCAGGCGAACAGTTACCAGCAATGCGTATTGACGGCGACTTTCACTTATGCGCATGGCGCTGGAGATGTGGTGAGGGCATCGGATGGTGGAGTATTTGAGGCGACTCAATACTTTACGAGCATGGGCGTCCAACGGCAGGTCGTGACTCTGACCAATGCCCAGATTCTCGCTCTGAATGCAACTCCGGTTCAATTGCTTCCCGCTCCCGGCGCTGGCCTGTTTTATCACGTGCTGAAGGCTACTCTCGTTGACGAGAATACCGGCACAGCCTATGCGAGTGGAGGCGTTCTGACTGTCGGGTATGGTACAACGGCAGCCACAAATGCTCTTGCATCGACAGTTGCTGCGGCTTTCCTTACGTCGGGAACCACTATGCAGGAGATTAATGAAAGCGGCGTATTGAACACGGTCCTTACTGCGGCCAACGTGCTCAATCAGCCCATCTACATAAGGCGGTGAGCGATGCCGTGGGACGAAGTTCTCCACAAATGGAAAACTGGAAAGCTCTACTCTGGTGGCAACGGTAAGCAAGTCAAGAATCAAAAGCAAGCCGTTGCCATCATGTTGAGCGAAAAGAAGGCAGCCGAGGGCGGCAAGAGCGAATACGCAGCCCAGCGGAAAGGGAAACTGTACCCGCGATGAGCAAACTCTACGCAGCAGACCGCAAGAAGATGCCGAAGAGTTCCTTTGCTGGCCCTGGGCGCAGCTTCCCGGTCAACGATGCCACACACGCTCGTCTAGCAATCAGCGGCGCTACCCGCAGCGAACACGCGGGCAACATCAGCGAATCGGAAGCCGAGCGCATCAAGTCCAAGGCGCGGGGAAAGTTGTATCAGCGATGAACCACAACGGCGCATACTGTGTTCGGCATATGTGGAACCCGCTCACGCAAGGGCCGTGTTGCCAGTGCATGACCGGACAGCAGAAGCTCGATTACGTGTGGAAGCAGATGCGGGAAGCGCGGTTGTCGCCGAAGGATTGCGTAATTCAATGCCCGTACTGCCTGAGCATGATTACCGACGGGAAACCGTGCTGTGACGTGGTTGCAAGGGCAATGGCGGCGATTCTAGCGCGTGAGGATGTGGTGAACTTGGCAATGGAGGCCGCACAGCGGAATTGACATGGAAGCTTTCAACTAATGAATTTCCCTACTCCCGAGGAAAGTGGAAAGCAATTCTTGAAGGTTACTGGGCGGAACTGAAACGCAACTTATGGACGGAAACTATCGGTATAACGGAGACTGATGGCAACTAACGCCCTACTCCCGGATGGACTTGAAGCGAAACCGGCCTAGACTCCGTGCCGCAGCCCGATGATCCGCCAACCTACGGCGAGAATAACCGGGATATGCCTCAAGACTTGACTGACAAGCTAGAGGGCATCGTAAAGAAACTCCAAGACCAGGAAATGTACGACCGGCGCATCGAAGTGCTGCTCGACCGCATCATGCGCTTCTATTACGACGGAATCCAGCACGTTTACCCCAACTGGTCAACAGGTGTTTACCAAGTTGGTACGGCTGGCGGATATGTTGACATTGGCAACGGACAGAACGTGCAATGCCCAATGTTCATGGGCGCTTACAACATTTTCCGAGCGCGTTGGCGTTCGCTCGATGCAGTGCTGACACAGAATCCTCCCGGCATTGGGTTCGCGGCGGATAAGCAGGATTCTGAGTCCATCGAGGCGTCTGAGACCGCAGAAGGGTTCTGGGAAATATTCGACCAGTCGGAAAAAGGCGGCGCGGTAAAGAGGATTCAAAAGCGCGTCTCTTACATGATGGGAATGTCGGGCCGGACAATCGCATGGACGCACACGCTGAAATCCAAGGCGCGTTTTGGCTTGAATGATGAGGATGAGCCGCGCTCAATGGAGACGGCAGACATTTACGGAACAATGGAGTCCAAGGTTCCCATCGTCTGCAAGTGCTGGGCCGACGCGCCGTACTGCTTCCTGTTTGACGATAAGAATGTTCTTACCCTCAAAGCACAGAATGAGTGGATTCGCTCGAAGATCACCGCCGGGGAGCCGTCCATTGGCGAATCGGACTGGAATCGCTTTGCGCGAATTGGAGTCAAGCAAGCCAAAAAGGGATTTTTTCTTACCGGCCTGGCGCTGAATTACCTTACGACCGAGTTGAATGGTTTCCTACGCCCTGAAGTGTTCCAAGACAAGATGTTCGACTCTGCTTATCCTGGCGCTGATGAAAAAGACGTGCGCGATGATGGCAAAGAGTTCACTTACCGAGACAAGTTCCTGCAACTGTTCCCCGATGGTTGCCACGTCAAGTATGTAGGCAAATCGTACTCAGAGAGCTGGAATGAGTGTCCTGACGATGCGATTGATATTGTGTTCCCGATGGAGCGCGATGGCATGACCGGCGGGGCGCTGATGGAGCCGATGAAGGTTGTCCAAGACGCCTACAACGACTACATGAATGCCAAGAGGGAGAATTACGAAACCGGCTGGAGTGTAACGTATTTCCGGGGCAGCGACGAAGATTATCAGGCTATCTCAAATCAGCGGTCACGGCCAAATGACTACATTCTTTTGAAAGAGGGACCGCCAGATCAGGAGATTGGGAAACAGATAGTTTACCGCGAACCTCCCGCAGCGCCTCCAGAGGGATTCGATGAGGCGATTGAAGAGCTTCGCGGGCCGGTGTCGCAGGACATTTCAGGGTCGATGCCTGTCCTCCAGGGGGAATCTAAGTCTGGCGATCCAGCAGCAAAGACAGCAATGGAGCGTTCTCAGGCAATGGGGATGCTCGGCCCATCGTGGGGATATTTGCAGATTCTATTCGCGGGGATTGCAGAGAAGGCGGCGCGGCTTGCATCCAAGAATCCCGACCATGGAACGGAGATAGCAGTCGTTGGTAAGGATGGAGCGAAGATCACCGTAAAGATGGAACGGTTGAAAAAGGGCAAGTTCCATTCCCACGTGTCTGATTCATCTTTCCCGGAGACCACGGCGGCGAAGCGGGCGAATCTTACCGACCTTGTGAAGATGGCCGCTGCTTCTCCTGTGGGCAGGCTCTTTTCGAGTCACCGGACAACTGGGAGGAGTTCATCGAACTCAATGGCAATCAGGACTTGGTGTTCATCCCGGCAATCGCATACAAGAAGCAGGCGAGAGAGCTTGAACTGCTTTTGCAGGAACCGCCAAACATTCCAACGCCAGAGGAAATTGCTCAATATGCGGTTCAACACGCGGAGCAGGCACTACAGGCTGAGCAGCAAGGTTTACCAGCCCCGCCGTATGCTCCCCCACAGCCGCAGCCGTCAATAATGCCAGAGCAAGACGATTATCACAAGTGGGAGTCAGCAAAGTGCCAAGAATACCTATCGAGCGAGGATTGCTGGTTGAGGATGAATGTAGCTCAGCCGGAAGATGGGGAAGCACCCGAAGAAGCCTTGAAACGGGCCGCACTCGGTATCCAAAACGTGAGGATGCACAAAGCGGTTCACGATCAGATGATGGCGGCTCAGGCTCAGGCAGCGGCCCAGGCAGCAACAGCAGATGAAGCCTCCGAGTGAGCAAATCTCATTCAAGGACGAAGATAGCTCTGGCAAGCAGCAGATGAACGCAACAGGCGGGAATCAAGGAAGCGGCACCAGAGGCGCAGAGTTCAGTGCAAAAGAACGCAGCAGCACCAGGAACGCGGGGAACGGCAACAGTCTAAAAGGAGAGAGAAATGGCAGATGAAGCGGTACTTGACGTAGGCGCGGAACTCGAATCTGAGGGCGCGGAAGAAGTTGAACAGGGAGCCGAAGCGGAAGTTGAAGGTGCGGAACAGGCGCAGTCGGTTGACGGTGAACCAGCGTCGGCGGCGAGTACCTGGAAGCAACTCAAGGACAAGCTGAAAGATTCTCCAGATTTGCACCGCGAGGTCAAAAAGGCGCTGCATCATTGGGAGGAATCCAGAAAACTGCTTCCTGATGGCGTTGCAAAAACCGTTGAGCGGCTAAAGCTGATGGAGCAGCTTGACGACAATACCGATGATGCCGAGTATGTGCCGGGATCAACGCCGATTGAGCAGGTAATCTCGAATACTCTGGCCGAGCGGTCATTCTGGCGTGATTATGACAACGCATTCCAGGCAGGCGATCCCAAACTTATCAACCAGATGGTCGAAGCCAACCCGGAGAGCTTCCAAAAGCTGATTCCTGCGGCGATGGACCGCTTTGCCGATGTGAATCCAGAGGGATTTTCGGCGTACATCTGCAAATCTGTATCCGGGTATCTCGGTAATGCCGGGATTCCGCTTCAATTGGCTCTCTTGGAGCGTGTTTTGCCGCAAACTTCCGATGACCCCAACTTGCAGACGGTAATTGAGGCATTCAAGGCAATCAAGGGCGTTGTGGAGCAGATCAATACGACCGCCAGGAACCCGATAGCGCCAAAAGCCATTCAAGGCCAGCAACCGGGCACGAAAACCGGAACAGAGGGCAATAATCTTGAGCAGCGGGAGATGAACGTCCTGCATGACGAGTGGTTGCGCGAGATTCGCCCCCGTTCGGAGTCTTTTACTGTCAACGAGATCAAAAAGATTGCCCCAAGCGTGAAATTCACACCCGGCAGAGGCGAACTCTATCCGCAACGCTGTGCGAACCGAGATAAATGCACGTGTGACCGCGAACACAGCCTATCAGGGAAAGATTAAGAGCTTACTCAAGGCCAAAAACAAGACTTCGTACAGCATGACGGTGGAATCCGAGCATAAGAAGATCATCCCCGGTGCCGTCAAGCGGGCCGTGGACGACGTTCTGGCGAAGCGCAAGGACAGGCAGGGCAAGAAGGCTGCGGCGACAGGCCAGCAAGCGCAGAAAACCGGCGCACAGGCCCAGCAGCAGACGGACAACAACAAGTTTGAGTGGATTTCCGATTCTCCTACCCGCCTCGGACTCAAAGTAGACTTCCGGCGCGGGGGCATCCAGGCCGACAACACCGCCTACATCGTAGGACGTGCAAAGCCGGTGAAGTGGAAGAGGAAGTAGTACGTGTGGTATGCTTTTTGGTAGATGAAGTACCCCAATCCGAAGAAGGCAGCGGGAAGCCATAAACCGATATTGGAAGATTGGGCGTAGTACATCGTAACACGCGAAAGCTACAGCGGCACTCGTGCTGGCTCTCCCATACGGGAAGCGAAGAGGGCGTGGAGATGATCTCAAAAAGAGGTTATTTTCATGGCTATCGCAGATGCGGCACAAGCTCTTGCATCCGAGCAGGAGTACGTTAGGCCAGAACTGGAAAACTACGTTCTGAGCCAGAGCATTTTGCTCAAAGAAATCCAGAAATCCAAGATCAAGGCGGTTTCCGACCGCCCGTCGCGTATTCCCACCATGCCGTCTCTCGGCGGCAAGCCCCGTGTTGGCAACATGAACGGCGTTGACATGGGCATTGGCTCCGGGCCCACTCAGGTTCCCGGCCAGATCACCCCGGTTTGCTACATTCACGCCTTCAGCTATACCAAACAGGCGGAATACGCGACCGACACCGACGAAAAGGCAATCGAGAACTTCGCTACCCTCACGCGCACTCTTGCGCCGGAGCGGTTTGCCGACTTCCTCGAAACCGTCCTCCAGGGCGATGCTTCCAACACCATCGACACCGTTACCAGCATCGTGACCTCTGGCGGCAACATCACCGCCCTTGGCGTCAATTCCGCCAATCTGTTCCTTGACGATGAGGATATTGACGTTTGGACAGCAGTCGGCGGTGCGTTTGTGACAACCATCACAGTACAGGATTCCGATATTTCTCTGAACCAAATCCTGTTGCTGAATCCGGTTCCCGCCGGAACAATTACTGTCGGCATGAAGCTGATGGTCAATGGAGCTTCTGGGCAGGCCAACACCGGCTTGAACGGCCTTCGCTACTATCAGGTGGCCACGGATACCGGCAACTGGCTGACCGTACAGCGTGCGGCGTGGTCTGGCAAGTACATTGCCCAGAACATTCCCGTCAACGGCGCCTTGACCCCTCAGATCGTCCGCGCCATCCATTCCCAGATTCAATTGGCAATGGGCAAGAAGAAAGGCGGATGCTGATGAGCTTGTGGCCCATGCAACCGTCAACGAGCAGAACGCCTGGGAGATGAACGCTCTCCTCGTCCAGCACATCAATATGGCTGAGATGAAGGGTTCCGAATCCGAGGATATGCTCAAGCGGGAAGCCTCGACAACCATCGCAGGCGCGACGCTGGCTCATCAACGAACGCGCTGTGCCAGGGTACATCGACTTCCTCGCGCTCAAGAACGCTTCCATGGTCGAAACCAAGTCCATCGACTTCTACGATGTGGGCGGTCAGACCCTCTTCGGCCTCATCGGGCAGTCAGGGCGGCCAGGCTTCAGGGCTGGTTTTCTACATGGTTGCCGAATTAACCTCGTTTGGGTTCAAACGACGTATGAACGCATTTCTCAATGGAATTGCAATTGAGCATGGCCTTTACGGTCAATAACTTGCGGTAACTTGAGAGGTTCAAACTTGTCTGAATTGATTCAAACCTGCGGGGAGATTCCCAAGCCTACTCACTACCCCATGATGTCTATGGGGCAGTACGGGAAAATCCCCGGAAGGGATGAGCCACTTTTTCGAATCGTCTTTGCGCCGACCGTGCGCGGGATGGTAGGCGGTGAATTTACGGACCCGGATACGGGCGCTGTTTATTTCACCGGCTACCAGTCATGCCCTCGTTACGAATATATCGGCGACAAATGGATCATGGAAAAATGGGTTTCGGCTCAGGAGTTCACCAAGCAGACGGAACTTGAATACCGCGCTGCATGGGAAGACCCCAAAACCCATCTATGCCTCACCGGACCTTACCCGGCAAACGGTGATTGGCAATGGGTATGGACCTTCAACAAGCCGGAGCAGATTGGCGCTGCGGGAATTGTAGCGGCGCTCGTCAACAAGGCAAAATTCAACTCTCAGGCCGCGAACCGGGCAGCAATCGAGCAGGCAACGGAAAAAGCGAAGCAGGACAAATTTCAGCAGAACTTCGACAAGATGCACGACAGTCAGCGGGTATCAGGTATTCGGCCTGCGAACATCGGCGGACGGGTCAAGGCGCAAAAATCCTTCCCTGAGCTTAAAGATGCTCGGAGCCTGGGATTGCCCGTGCGCGGCGCAAGAACAATCAAACCTACCTCTGGGCAACTTCAGGTAGCTGGTTTCTAAAGGAGAGAATATGCCTTCAAGCATCATCGACAGGGCGTTACCGAAAGTTCCTCGTTCGGACGTGGCGGACAGGGCTATCGGCCAAAAGCAGTCCATCGGCAGATCGCGCATCCTTCCAATCAAATTGCGGATCATTGAGGAGTCGAAGAAAGAGAAAGTCCACATCTTCAATGTCGGCCCCTGGGCGCAAACCGTGAATACCGGGTCAACTGGCACTTTCACCATTCCTGCATGTCCCAACGGGGATGAATATGTGGAGATGCTGGTGATGAACGCGGTCACGGGAAAGTGGGAATCTCCTATCTCGAAAACCATGGAGGAGTTTGTCATCAAATCTGAGGATGAGATGACGGCGCTCTACGACAACGGCGCAGATGAGGATGGAAAACTCGGTTTCGCAAGCCGAATGATTGGCGTTGGGAAACCAAGGCATCGCAGCCTTGTCCGCTTTGGCATTTTCGTTTCGGAGAATGAAGTGCCGACGCGGGAAGAGTTACGGAACGCGCACTGGCGCTTGAGGAAGAGTGCCGCCAGATTGTGAAGTGGGCCGGAGACATTTACGCCACAGACCGCAAGCTATTTGCCCGCGCCGTGCGTCCCGAAGTTCACTTCCTGGCCGCAAAGATTCTTGGCCGCGACAATCCGCAGGATTCCCCATGGATGCTTGACGCGAACCCGGTTGGGCGTACCAAGTGCAAGATGTGTGGACGCCTCTGCGATCCCGATGTGGCGACGTGCGAGGCCGGCCATGTGGTGAACATGGAATTGTATCTGGAGTTGCAAGCAGCTGATGAGCAGTTGAAGGCGGCTATCGCAGCCAAGCCGAAGGTGAAGTAATGCCGATCCCTTCTCCAGCGCCGACGATGCCCACAGATTCTGTCGATTCTGTGTTAAATCTCGTCAGAAGCAAAATGCTGGACACTATCGGCTCACTGGCGGGCGATATTCTTACGGACGCACAGCCCTTCATGCAGGAATACACGAACGCTGGCTGGAGAGAGTTGCAATTCTTTCTGGCCACGCTCGGATACTCCGCGTTCAAGATGCCATTTATCGGCGTTGGGTATCCGGTGGTGGACTCGACTGATCCGGCACTATGGACGAGCCTCAATTGGAGCCAATTCGTCAACGCAAGCGGCACAAACTACGCGCCCCCTTATGTGGCCGTGCTTCCGCAAAACGTGATACTTCCGTTGAAGGTCAGCGAGAGGATCACCGGAACGCAGTCGCGGTTCTCTCATATGCAGATGGCAAAAGATTCGCTGCCAGAGACGCGCAAAGGCGTTTATAACGGCTGGTGGCTATGGGAAAACAACACGCTGTATATGCCCGGTTCGATCTACTCTATGGATTTGCGGATGGAACTGGCGATCTATCTACCGGATTTTGTAACCTCCCCGGATGGATCGATTCTCTGGTCTGCGCGTCCGGTTCCTATCATGCGGGCGAAAACAGCCCTTGCGCTTTTCATTGCGGATGAGGTTGACGGCGCAAGAAACACTCCGGCTGGCGGCTTCAAGGCTCTGGCGGAACAGGCCGCTCGGCAGATTTACAACATCGAAGTCTCACAAAAACAGCGCGTTCCGACTCAGCGCCAACCTTTCTGCGGAAGGCGCGGCGACGGGTACGGAATAGGCGTCTGGTAAAGGAGAACTATGGCGATCAAAGTGACATTGGACGGCGGCGGGACCGGGGCGAATGTCCTTGGAGTTCCCGACGTAACCGAACGTGAGCAGATTTATCAAGGCACGTTGACGCTTTCCGCAAATTACGGCGGCGCGGCAACCCACGGCGATACCCTGAGCTTTGCCAACATCTTCGGCCTGCTATCGACGAAGGTTCCGTTGAAGGTGGAGATTTACGAGCAGCCTCCTGCGGGTACAGTGCCGTCGTTCTTTAACGCCGTCTTTTGCCCCGGCACAACGATTGCCAACGGTGTAGTGAGCTTCGCTACTTCATTCGGCACAGAGTACACGCAAGGTCAGGCATATGCTACAAATGCCACTCTTGCGGCGGCAGTGTGGAAGTTCAGAGCATGGTTCCCGCAGGGGCAATAATCCATGGGAATCAACGCTACAGGCGCGGTTCCTGTCCCCTTGACAGTTTACGGGTCATGGGTTACGGAAGTCTCGCCTAACGCGGTTCCTGAAAACATTTCGCCGGACTGTGGCGACGTGGCGTTCGCTCCCGGCTCCGTCGGGTCGCGGCCTGCCCTCCAGCGGTGTTTGGCCTCTCCTTTCGCCGCTGGGGGGCCGAATGATTATGTGCCGACAATCGTTGGGATGTACAGCTATACGCTGCCCACCGGCCAGATTCAGAATCTCTACTACGACTCCAACGGGATTCTCTGGATTGAGTACTTCAGCATCACACCGGGCGCGTACACGCAACTGTTCCAATCCACTCCGGGGAGCTATGCGAAGTTCACAGGCACGTTTGGCCGCGTCTACATAGCAATTTCTGACGGGCTGCATGGCGCGGAAGTTCCGCTGCAATGGGATGGCACTTATCTTGACCGGGTAACGCAGGATGGGCCCGGTGTTGCGCCTCAAGTTACAATGGTTTCGCTGCCGGTTGTCAATGTCTCACTAGGGCCAGCCAGAACAGATACCATAGCCAGCATCACAACAATCAATTTATATAGTGGCTATTATCATTCAATTCAGATCACTCTCGCCGCGCCAGATACATCCTTGGCAATCGGGCAAGCATTAACAATCTCTGGGAATACCAATAGCGTATTCAATTCCACATATACACCAACCTTTCCCGGTGTAATCGACTATGTTTCTCCAGATTTCAAAACTGTAACGACCTCTACAGCATGGTATGGTACCTATGAAGCAGGCACAGGCGGAACGGCAACATTTATATCGGGAGGATCAAGTCTATCGCGTAGCGGCAATCTTTTAACTGTAAACACCGCAACGGCGCATGGCTTAAAGGTAGGCTATCAAGCTCAACTACAGGGCAATGGAAGCCTTACCGTAGGCACGGCCATTACCTCCATTGTCATCAATAACGAGGACAACGCCGGACTTGCAACAGTTACGACCTCGACAGCGCACGGTCTAGCGCCGATGGAGGATGTGACGATCACGGGCGTACAGCCCTCCCTTGTCGGCGCAGCGAGTGGATGGTCTGCTCTTTGGAATGGAACGAATGTAACGCTTACTTTAGGGAGCGGCGTTCACGGACTTGTGCCGGGAGCAGTCGTTTCGGTAACAGATAGCGGAACCCCGACAAGCATCTTTGTCGGCTCATTCACGGTCAACACCGTTCCCGCTCCTAATCAGATTAGTTACGATCAGTTTAGTTCGAGCCTCGGTACATCGTCGGTAACTGCAACTGGGCTTTCCGTGTCGATTACATGGCCGGTGCCAGATCAAACTATGATGCCTACCTATTTTGAGGTTCAGTCTTGCCCGACTCCTACGACTTTCCAAGTGCAAGTCACATATTGCGATGGAACATGGAGCAGTGGGACGGTTGGTTTCCCTTGGGATGGAACTTTCTATGTCACACAAATACCATCGGCCACAAGTTTTATTTGCCAGAACGAAGGGCCGAGCGGGACCACTACCGAAGTAACCGGTACGGTTACGCCATTCGGCCAACTTGGGCCGGGTCTACATCTTGTCGCTATGTGCGGAATCACGCGGCAGGGTGCGATAACCGCACCTGGACCATTTTCTACGTTCATTTCCAACGGTGGACAGTATCCAAGCGTAACAAACATTCTACCCGGCCCAAGAAACTGGGTTGGGCGCATCCTGATCTTCACAGGCGCACAGCCTGACGTTCCGGGCGAGTTGCCGCCATTCTTCTATATCCCCGTTACTCCGATGCTTGAGGGGCAGATTGTTGGCACGGCAACGCAGATAGACGACAACACAACAACTTCCGTGTTGCTTGATTTCTCGGACGATACGCTCTATGCGGCAATCGGCGTAAGCATCGCCGGGAACGACCTTGCAAATCAGATCGTGCTTGATGGGGCGCTCGGATTCGGCGCGTATCTCTCGCGGCTGACAACGTGGGGCCAGCGCAACACTATTCAAAACCTGCTCAACATGGGCTTTGATGCGGATACAACAGCCGTAGCAAATCCACAAGGATGGAAACATACCATGCGTTCTTAGGGTCAATAACCCAGCCAGCCACTTTATATGGGCGTCCTGAAGGATGCGTGTGGTCATTTGATAATACCGCATCATCCCCATCGGAGACTTTATCTCAATCTGCCTATCAGGATTGCTATGGCGATCCCATCTTGACGGGAAATCTAACCTATAAGATCAGGGCGTGGATAAGCGGTGCTTCGAGTGCTGGAAAACCTGATTTTATAGCAACCTTAAGCAGTGTTTCTACAGGTTTCTCGGCTTCTGCAACAATTTCGCATAATGCGATGAGCATAGCGGGATCGTTTCTGGAGGCGACTTTTACAGCTCCTACGCCGCTTTCGATCCCAAGCGATTTGATATTCTCAGTTAGCTACACTGTAACTGCCGTTCCCGCTGCGATAGTCATTGACGAACTTTCATTGATTCCCACCGAAACTCCCTACACAGATCAGCTTGCAAATGCGAGTTACGTCAACAATCCAGAGGGTTTCGACGGCACAACGGGAGAGTTCGGCGCGGATGACCCGTCAAAACTGATGGACATGGAAGTTCTGCATAGTTCGCTTTATCTGCTTACTCAAGCTCCTACAGGCCGACTCCATGAAACCAGCGGCAGCGCAACGAATGAGCCTTCCGGCTGGGAGATAGACGAAGTAGCGGCCAACTGCGGCGTTCTCTCGGCTTTTGGACTTACGCACTCACAGGCGGATGATACGGCAGCTTCCGGCGGCGATGAATGGATGGCATGGCCCTCTGAGGGCGGCGCGATCATCTTTGGCGGCGGGCAGGTAGAAAAGATTAGCCAAGAGATTCAGCCGAACTGGTACGACCCGACACGGCCTAACAATGGTCTGCAAATCAATATGGCGGCTTCGCTTACGGCGTGGGGAGTGAATGACCCCGTGCAACGTCTGCTGATGTTTGGCTTACCGATAGGAACGGCAACCGCCCCGAACAGGATTTATGTTCTCAACTACCGGAATCTGGGCAGTGCGCAGTCAATAGCAAACAGCCCTCCGTTCCATCCCTCGTTCGCGGGCAAGTTGATTGCAACGGACAACTCCCGCAAGTGGGCACCGTGGCATATCCAGGCAAATTGCGCGGCGCGAATGTACCGCGCTGTCGGTGCGCTCTCGTTGGTTTTCGGCGGCGGCAACAGCCAGACTCCCGGAGCGACAGGTGGGTATGGGAATGTCTACACG